CATCGTCCACATCTATTGTCGATACTTCTGTATCGGAATCATAAGACGGTGCCCCATCAGCCGTACTCGTTACTGTAAATTTAAGTTTATGTCCGAGCATGGAGTCATGGAATGTTCTCGCATGTACTGTTACGGTACTTTCCGGATCACCAAAAGCGGGTGCCCCATTGCAAGTACCTGAAGCGGTCGCCCACAAATCTATAGACGCCGTTGGTTGCTGACACCGCCAACCTTCAGGTGGGGCGTCATTCAATAGCATTCGAATACCGCCGTTAACATAATCTTTAACCGCCTGCAAAGTATAGGTATCAGTTGGGGCCTGGGCGACTTCATCACCGGCCGCACCGTAGTAGGCGACTCCAAGTTGCGAGGCAACGTGGGCTACTAATTCAGTATATGTCAAGGCGTCCTCAGCCACGTTAATGCACTCCCTTTATTGTTTTCTTTTTGGCTGATGCATAAAAGACCTTTTTACCTCGTATTTTCCCGTAGGTTTTCTTCATGGCCGCGAGAATTGATTTACCTTTCTTACTTAGGGGCATTTTTTTTTCTTCATCTAGGGAGCCGAACCCGATTGCCCGGCTCCCAATTTTATGTCTTACCAACTTGATTACGGACTGATCTGCAACATAAACAGTGGACCAGAACTGAAGCCTTCGTTGATGAGAAAACCGACAACCTGAGTCGTATCAAAACCAGTCTCCGCACCTACAGCCTGAAGGGAACCGTCGTGACGAGCAAGGGCTGATCGTTGCTTCGATGCCGCCTGAAAACCTGCCTGCTGGGGAGCTAACCAACACGGCCCCCAAGTTTGAATCCAAAAATATGTATTCGCAGCAGCCACGTTTACCATTGGCCGACCCGCTCTTGATTGGGCTATATCCTGTGCCCCCTGCAATGCGGCATACGGATTATACCACAATTCCGCTGCTGTAGTAAGTGCGATAACTTCGTGGTCAAGGGCTGCGTCCAGATAGACAGTAATATTAGCGTTTAACCCGGAAGCGGTATTGCCAACAATACCCCTGAACTGAGTAAAACCACCACCACCACTATGATAAATAATTACATACCCACCACGAAGGGCGTTCTCGGCGACTATAGCATGAGCCGCACCAGTAAATGTAACTTCCCTATCGCCAACAACCTGTGCATTCTTAAGAACTTCATAACCCTGACACTCATCTTCTGCAAAACTGCATAAAAGATCAGTATTCAATGATCCGTCGGATGATTTACCATAACGGCACACCCGACCATCGGGCAAAACCACCCGATCACCGATATTATAATCGGGATGCTTTACAGTGGAAGCCTGATATAGAAATTCCCAACTCACACCCGCTGCTGATCCCTCGACCAAACCAGCCGAATGGTCGAGTAATTTTGTTCTTGCTTTTCCTTTACTCACTTTATAACTCCTTCTATTTCTTTATTAATTTTATTCCTGAGCGACATGAAGAACAAAGCCAGCCGTCCGACGATTCAGACAGAGAATGCAGCATCTACCATCAACATAAACAACGGCGACGGTGTGCTGAGTTGGGCTCTGCATCGCTTCCTTTTCCTTCATCCAATAACCATCCTGAACAACAGTACGCATTTTCGCCCAATCAACAGCATAGATCGGGCCATCGCTATCATCATCCAGATAAGGAATGTAAACTATTGGATGCCCATTAACAAACGGGACACCATTCTCGTTAATTCGCACTCGCACTCCACCCATCAGATCGACAGGCGTATTACGATCATCCCGCTTATCGAGCAGATCGCACAATGCATCATACTCATCGCCAGGAGCATAAACCAAACGATCAACCTCTGCATCCTGACCGGGATTGTTAATAAATCGAGGCGGGAAGAATCGCGTCAGCCGGAAAGCCTTGCGGAACTTCTTCAACAGCGAATTATCAACGACGGTATAGGTATCGGCATAGTTACGCCACTTCGACTCAGTAGCCGCATTGATACCCGCACAGGTCGTACCTGTACTTGCATCGCCGTAAACAATTGTCTGACCGGCGAATCCAGATGTCCCGGCGGTTGACTGTGCGGCCGTCAACTTATTCAAGTAATAAGGCACACCGTAAGGATAGAGGCTATCAGTAGCACTTGTTGGAGTCTGCCAACCGCGTTCCTCGATCAGATCAGCCCAAGCCCACAGAGAATCATTAACGCGGGTCTTAATGAGGCTGATATAACCCTTTGTCGAGTTCATTTGCGTCAGCAGTTCGACCTCATCCCAAGCATACTGAGTACTCAACTGCGTCCACGGCACATCAATTTCCTTGTGGACATGGGCGACATTAACCGCATCCACATCAAACATCTGACGGAACTTAGCCTGCCCCGTATGATCCAGCACAACATTACGCTTGACGGACGTGCCGCCGTCAACCGTCAATTTCTTCTCAGCAAAAATTCTATTGAACTCATACCGCTGATACGTCCACATGACCTCAAACCGATTTTTCGGAAGGTCCCGCAGAGTAGTTCGCAGTAGGTCCAAATGATCTTCCATTGCAACGCCCATATTGAAACTCCTTTATGTTACTTATTTCTTAATGCTCGTAATCTTTCGTTAGTTCGTTTTTCCAATTCCTCATCCGAAATTAGCTGATCTTCATCCGTTGAAGATATTTGCTGATGCGTAGTTCGTGTAGTCTTTGTTCGTTTTTTCAGACTTGCACGAATAGATTGCCGAATGCCTTCATCTCGTGTACCCTGTGAAACAATTATATGGGCACGTTCCAGAGCATCCTGAACTGTAATATCTTTACCATGATCCTTTGCACCAGCTACAAGAATATCAGCCTCTCCGAATAATTCCATACGATTCTTTACTTGCTCATCCGTTAAATCCTTAATTTCAGTTCCATATGTATCTTTAAAGGATTCCATCTCTTTACTTGTGAGAAAATCCTGCGTGGCGATTGTCAAAGCATTCTGCTCTGTATCCCGCAAAAAGTCCTCAGAATGAGAAATTCGCTCAGTAGCAGCATTCACACGGTCAATTGTTGCATTAAGCGGAGTAACTAAAGCATTAATTAAATCCTCGTTACCATGTTCTCTGATTAACCCTTCGGCATCAAAGTGAGGAAGGGCTTCAGACGATTTGCCGCTCTTATCTTCATCTTTCTTAGCCGCTGTCTGCCCGGCAGCGTGTAACTGCCTACCACGATCTGACCAACGTGAATTTTCTTTTTGCCACTCGTCAAAAATTTCTTCAAACCGTGCAACAGCCTCATCGGGCTTAGTTTCAAGATAATGGTCTACTTCCTCTGATGTGTAGCCCCTAGCCAAAGCTGCTCGTCTATGACCAGAGGGAAGTAACGGAGAATCATCTTTCTTTCCACCAGCTTCATCCTCTGTATTAGACTCGTCCTTTTCTGTTCCGGCATCCTCATCTTTCGTCACACCGGAAGCATCACCATCATCTTGAACACCGCCGCCCCGAAGGGCTTCCATCTTCGCCGCAAGTTCAGTCTCAAGGGTTGAGGAATCGTCCGCAGCTTGATCTGATCCATCGGCATTTTTCAACTCATCAGACATTTTCTTTCTCCCGGTCGCTGTCACTTTCCAGTGAGGTAGGGACCATTAAGTAAAAGAATTACAATCTCGCCATTTTCGAGCCTTTAAATAAGCTCGTTTCTGATTCAGACTATGAAATATAGGATACGCAGTTCGTCCAGGTCCATCTACTTGAAGTTCAACACCGGGAAACCGTCGCCGATGCTCAGCCAAATCCTGCGTATTAAAAGCCATAGAAGTTGATATAATTGGTTTGTTATAATCGCCACGAACCGATCCATGTTCGGCTTTTAAATCACGAAACATTTGTTTGCCGCATTCACACGTCTCCGGTAATTTATAATCCTTTATGGAACGGATTACTTCGCTTTGTTTACCACAAGTTGTACATTTAAAGCAATATCTCGGCACGTTATCTCTCCCTCACCGGCAATTCCCGCTGTGATTGATTGGCCCCAACCTGAGCCTCTTGTCTCTGCCGCGTCTGAGTTGGCGGTGATGTTTCCGCAGTTACGGCCCCTCCACCTTGTTGCATACCTGTATTTTGAGGCTGCGGTCCCATTCGGGCTACAATTGCCATCTGGTTAATTAGCTCAGGGTCTTGGAAAATTTCATCAATCCAATCTATATTCATTATTTTCGCGTATCGTATAATAAACCGCGAAAAACTAAATGGTGTTCCCATTTGAGCACTTATTTGAGCAGCTTGAACGGCTGCCGGAATAACTTTAATAGCTAAGATATCCAATTGCTGTAATCTAAGTTGCCAGTTAATCGGAGACATTGAATCATGTTCAATATCGAAGGCAAAATCAAGAAAATCGCCGCTACGCATTTCAGGCGTCAAAAATACTTGGGTTTCCTCAACCTGTGCAGGACTAATCATACGTATTTCTTCGGGCGAGATATCGTATTCAGCAGGAATAGTTCTCCGTTGAATCAAAGGCATCTTAATAAGCGGATCAGTATGCAAATACCATGCACATTTCCGCATTATTTTTTGTGTTGCCGCATAAACTTGATCCTTCATATACGTTATACCCGTTGCGGCACCCTGACTCAGAATATTAGCCACAGTTGCTACGTTCGTTTCCATACGAGTACCGGCAAGCATACTTGTATTGCCACTAAACTGATCGAACCACGCTAATATTTGAGCAGTCATTTGCACATTTTGCGGATTCTGCCCCCCAACCGAAAACATTCTAGCACTATTAGGATCGTCCATTCTAATCGCTGCAAGATTTTTAGCATCAACGATCTCTTGAGCATCATCAGCATTTTGTCCCTGATACCCTAAAATATCTTTCTGTGCCTCGGCTTGATCCAATGCCTTTTTTGCGATTCGATTACCAATTGTATGAAGGTCATGCCAAACCCCAGCCAATTGAACGGGTATTGGATTATCGGGTACAGGCGGGGTCAACGACAATTTAACATATGGCCCATCGTCCGGCCCATTAAATGTTTCTTCTCGTATAAATTTTCCATTTGTAGAACTTTTAAATGGTAGAGTAACTATTACATCAGGGCCAGGCAACCATAACTCTAATAAATCAATATAATCATGTAATTTATTAGTCGTTCGCAGATTTGATCGACTATCCGATAAACTATGTACCCCTTTTGATTGATCCAATTCCCCATCAGTTGAAGATGGCAATTTCTCAATCACACCATTATCATATAACCCGGATTCTAATATTTCATCCCGATCAACCCGTATCTCTTCACCAATAAACGATGCCTTTTCTATTTTCTTAGCGTCAGGATCAAAAGTGAAGTTATCAAAATCAACCGTATCAATAAGCAACTGACCTGGATCGACTCCCTCATCACCAAAATAAACGAGCGAATCAGAAGTCATTAACCCGACTTTAAATATACCCATTGTAAAAATAGCGTCTACCAAACCCTGTTGTAAAATTTCAGGTAGGTTTTGCTTCTTAGACAGATAATCTAAAGCTAAGGCCATTAATTTCCCGTAAGAACGATACATCAAATAATCAGAACCAACTATATTTTTGGGGTTCCGTGTAACGAGGTTAGGCACGAGAGCCCGTATAGCCGTAAAAGCAAGATTAAGCGGTTCCTGCCCAAGAGTACCGAAATCCCTATTATAGTATTGCCCACAATACGCCTTTATGAACATTAACCGTGCAGCCCTAAAATTTCGAAGTCTCTTAAAACCCGCTTTAGCTGCTTCCTGTAATGTTTGGGCGGCCAAATTCATTTAACTTTATCCTCTAAATCCACGAAAATCCCAGGTCTTACCTGCTTTAACAGCTTCTCGTCGATCCATATGTTTTCGATATCGTTCCCCAAACGAGTTTTGTGGGGCTTCCAACATTCTACACATCTTTATCCCCGATTGCTGCATCCCAAAATGGCAAAGAGCATCAGCGATTACTCGGTCGCCATGAGTTTTTCTAGCGGATTCGTTTTCTTTCTGCAATGAAGCCGGTCCAATTCGCCCACCAGAAAAATACACATAAGTCTCAGTCTCGTTAAGAGCTATTAATGACGGATTAATGAATGTACCATGATCTAATGCTCGACGATACTCACTAAGTAATTCATCTTTCTTATCAGATGAACTATGCCAACCATATTGTTTTGGCCTTCTAACACCAATTTTATTAACAGCATGTCGGTCCAGGTAATAATTTGGATATTGCAATTCTCGAACAAGCATCTTCCCAAAATAAATACCCGGATCGCCATTAGCCTCCCAAATTATAAATGGTCTGTGTCCACGCTGCGAACCACCAAACCAAATTGCCGAAGCAGCAGCAATTAAAGCAAAATCATGTGGAGCAAAATTAGCACTCGCCCATTCTGCAATCTTTCTACGAGTTTGTATACAACCTACAGAAATAATAGAATTACTTGCTCCCATCCCCTTACCGATATCTATACCAAACACAAAATCTAAAGTTTGATCTGGTCTACCATCCACTAGATGTTCAAAAAACGTCCAGGGACCATTTTGCATAAATCGTGCTTCAATAGTATCAAGTAAATTTCTGTGAATAATGCTCGGCATTTGCTTGACCGCAATATCCCGTTTAAACACTATATGATATCCGGTCGAAACAGGCGGTTTTGACGCAAATAATTTCTTGTGTTTCGCAATTGTAGTCAACTCAAAGAAAGTTTCTCCCGATCCAATATGATCTCTTTTAACTTCAATAGCCATTTCTTTCGGGGTTCGTATTGTTTCTTCAATATCGAACCAGGGAGAGCGAATTTCAGATTTTCCTGTGATTTCATCAATGACGACATGACGGCCGACTCCCTTTTCGGGATGATCGCTCCAGTCAAGAATAAAGATCTTTACAGTTCCGCTTAATCGCCAAATTGAAAAAGCGGTTCCCGCCCCATTAGGCGTACTATTCGCCAATCGACACGCCGTTACATCACGAGTTGACCGTTTAATAGCCTCGCCCTCATCCATTTTAGCCATTTCATCAAGTAAAATAGCTGTTCGACGGTCAGACGAGCCTGCACTTGCATTAGCCGATTCGCCATCAATTCGTGAATGAGTATTTGAATTTACTAAGTGCATTGTTGTTCGCGTGTAAACGGGCCGCATCCAATCAGGCAACCATTCAGTTATATAATCAACCTTACCGAATAGAGTACCAGGGTCGGCCGGTTTACCAAACCCCTTTTTTCCTGTTGAATCGACACATTCCTCTTTTCTTGAAAGCAACAAGAAACTTCGATCCGTTTCAAACAACCACTTATGATAAATCGCCACAACATGCCCCCAAGTAGCTCCCATGTCCCTACTCTTGTCAGTTAACAGATCGTAACCCGTATCAATCGCTTTTTCGATCTCTAACAAATGTTCATCCTGGATAGTCCAAGTAACAAAAGGTAAGTGGGCTTCACTTGAAGGAACTTGATATCTATTACCCTTCGAATCGACCCGAAATAAACAATATGTCCAGACAAAAGTATTAACAAAGAACAAAAGCGACTGACTAGCTGCCGTATAAAGTTCTGCCCGAAATCCTTGATCCTTCTCTGCCTGCTTTAAAAGCTCCATTCTCCATAAAATATTCTTCAGGGGATTTTTAGGAACCTGAAGCCCTGTCTTGGGACACACCCAAAGATCGGGAATATCCGGGAACGGTTCATGCAGATTCAGATTGGGGATCGTCTCGATCATCTTCCACGACTTTTTCAGCCACTCTGTTTAACTGACTTTTTGCCAACTCTGAAATTTTCTCTAACAAAGTGATCGATTTTTCCTCTGTCGGCGGAATAACCTTACCCTCTCGCCGCTCAAAGATAAAAGCCTGAGCCTTTGGATCGGGAGGAAAATAACGATTCGATTTAGACCCGTCTGAATTTGTTGTTTCCGTTACATAACCTAATGCTCGTCTCCAAATTTCACGAGCTAACGCCTCATCCCGCGTTATAGCCCGAATCGTACCTTTGTCGTCTAAGAAACCTGTATCGTAGATTTCGTGACCGATTTGCTCAAGATATTTAGAGAGTTTTTTCATTCTACTCTAACAGTAACAATATCTCTGTCCTCTAAACGAAGATCACCGGCTTTTCTCAAAGCCTCACCTATAGATTGAGCATTAACCGTATAAGAAAGATTATTAACCGTTATCTCATACTGCTTTATTTCCACTCGTTCATAAGGTTCCATATCATGCCTCTCGGATAAATCCCTGAATAACACACATACTTCGGGCACCTTGTCCGCTACCACCGGCAAACTTAGGCACGACACCTTTTGGACAGATATAGGGATTAGCAAAAGAGTGATTAAACACCCCACCGGCCGCTATCTTGGTAGATACAATGTATCGTCCACCAGCAGCCGAATCTGCGACCAACTGTACGTCAGCATTTTCCTCGTCACCAATTAGCACATCGGTAATATGCAAAATCTCGGTCGCACCCAAAGTCCGTTCTGTAACTGATCCTGCTTCATACAACGTCAATGCCGTTAACACGCTGGCATCCCCGTCTACAACTCGCTCACCATGTATATTAAATGAACCCATTCTTTATTCTCCCTGATACTCGTTCCACAGTTCCATCAGTCGGTCCACGGGCACAAAGATCGAAAGTGTAGTAATCGGATACCCGCCCCAGGCCGTTGCAGCCCGCGACGTGATACCAACCACTTCATGTTTCCTATTAAATAGCGGTCCTCCGGACATACCAGGAAAGACACCGCTGTTACTTGATAGACACTGATCCCAATTTATACAGGTAATACGACCATGATAAACCATGAATGTCGGATCGGCTGCCCAGCCATTACCCCAGGTATATCCGGCTGCATAGACGTGATCTTCAAGACGCACCCTACCGAGTGAATACACGGGATATACGATCTTATTCTTTCTCACTCGCACGATTGCTACATCATTAATAATATCTCGTGCGACTACCTCAGAGATAATCCCGTCTACTTCAATCTCAGTAAGACCCGCTACGACATGCTCGGCCGTGCCAATATAGTAGTATGACTTATCCTCGGCAAAGACAAACCCGGAACCCGCACCGCTTCCCTCATCTCGAAGAACGACTACGCCCTGGTAACTCGATGGAATAGGGGATGTGGGTGAGAATATTACACATGCTCCGGTAGCCATCATAATGACTACTAATCCAATAGATACTATAGCGGTTTTCATTCTATGGCCTCCACAGGGCACAGAACATAATGGCGAATGCGATTAGAGTCGGCAGGACAACGGCCCAAAATGCAAGGGATTTAACACTCATCATCTTCATCGCAGCAGACTTTTCCAATCCCCATGCGAAAGACTGTCTCGGCACACCCTGCAATTTACTGTTCCATCATCATTATAGAATATTTCCATTGTTCCGCCACATTTCATACATCTGCCACAAACAGCCCAAACAAATAATTCAAGATATTTCATATATCTATAGAGAAAATTTCTCATCCATCGACCTTGAAGATAGTCGAATAGTCTCATTTCAGCAAGCCCTTCCAATCCCCATCGAATATCTCGTCGGCAAGACCCCAATTAACAGTTTCCTCTGCCGACAGGAATACATCTACTCGTTGTCCCATATGACGTTCAAGTTTCGTTCTCAAATCTTTACTTTTATAGGAACGATGAAAAGGTTCCTCTGATTTACTTTTCTGTATGGCAGCGATATAAATATCGAGCATCACCTTATCCCATCGCTTGTAGAACTCGACGCTCGACTCCACGGCCCGGCTCTCGCCGCTAAACTGAGCATCGCCACGGTGGAACATGAAGTACGAGTGTGGCATCAACACCCGCTTATCGGCCGCTTGCAAGATAATCGAACTCATCGACCGGGCGTGAGTGTACGAAAGAATTGTCACGCGAAGAGGACTGAGCTTGATTGCATCATAGATCGCCAATCCCTCGGCTACGTCGCCTCCACAGGTTTTCATATGAATCAAAACTGGTTCATCGGAGATATGGGCCATCAATCGCAGGTTCTTAATGATGCGACTAGCCATCAGATATTCAACACCGGGTTCCTCAAGGCAATCGCTCTCATCCCTGGCATCATTTTCTCCGACTAACCATAGTTCTCGATGCGGAACATCTATATGAAACTCTTGGAGGTTCCACAACGGATCGCCACCTTCAAGCATCCTCAATTCACGAGCCTTCCGGGTCTTGTTCATCGGGTCTTTCTCTTAATCCGTATGATTTTAATAATCCCACGCACAGTATTGACCGTATCCCGCCAATCTTCTACTCGTGAGGCTACCATAAATGAAATACCCACAGACAAAATGACCATTCCTAGCATAACTAAACAAAAACGAATGGGCCACCAAAACCACCAGAGTTTATTCATGTATTTTCCTTCTGTGTGTATTCAATTGCTCGTCGTAATCCATCACGCACTTTCAGAAAAGCACTCTCTCGTGCCGATTTTCTCCATTTATACCAATTCCAAGCGTTTATACCGATTGCCGGAACAACGACAAGTAGCAATCCAGGTATGCCACGGGTCAACGCAACGTAAATCCATGTTACATTCCCTATGATATTGAGAATAAATCCGATTCGATGTTTATTGCCGATTAACCAACTAGCTAAAAGCTCACACGACGCAGCCAGCCAGTCGAGGTTTGCCAGGATAAAGTCCATCCACCATCTCCCTGAGCTTACTCTATTATACCATATCCTGTATAGAAGTCAAGTAGAAAATCCAAAATGTTGCATCAGTGTTTAAACTACAGAGTCGAAATATTCAAAACTTTCTGGCGACGATTATATGAAAAGAAGGTTCCAACCCAAAAACAAAGGGTCACACCCCGGCCACCCACACAACCGATACAGACGATACAACCCTCATATCCCATACACACGCTACATTTTACCTATCTTATCACCACCACGCTAAACCTCAACACCTCTTATACAGACCTTGCCAGAGAAAAACTGAAAAACGATTTGCTTTCTGGCCGAACATGGCGTAGGCTACCTATGCAAGCATTTGACAAGTAAACAGGAGAAAATCAAATGAACGATATGGTTAATGGTTTGCTGTTCGTACTCTGCACGGCCCTAGCATATGGTTTGTTCATCCTTCTATGCCTCTTGTAGCCTGTGACAACCGGACACGACCGCTTAACTGTGGTCGTGTCCATTACCGTTAGACCATTAACAAGTGAATACTGGAGGAAAGCACATGGTCATATCGGCAAATGACGCCTACGAGGTTACGTTGATCGATGATGGAACGCTCGACACGGTTGTGGAGGTATCACACGAACGCTGGACAGAACCTAAAGTGTATCGCTACTCAACGGAATGTGCAGCAGCGTACCGCGACAACGACGGCGTGCTGGATATGCAAGCATTCGCGGACGACGTGGTAATTCCGGACGCTGAATTGGAGGAATGAGAATGTTGGTAGCAACGTACAAGACGAAAAAAGCACTAAAGGCATCGGTCGGTGAGTCTCTACGCTTTCAAGAAACTAGCATGTTCGGGCCGGAGTACAAGGCAGACGGTACGTTTTCCGTTGTCGGCCCGACCATGTACAAGCGTAACTGGTTTGCCGAAGTCACAATGGCAGACGGCCGCATCGCCAAGGTCGCATAGGGAGAATCAGACTATGAGCAAAAAGCACTACAAAGCAATTGCAGAGATGATCCGGCGTCGATTCGGCGTCGATGAAAAATGGCGGAAAGCCGCAGACTGGCCGATTCGAGCGTTTGTTGGTGAACTAGAAGATTATATGGCCGCCGACAATCCACGGTTCGACCGGCAACGGTTCCGTGAGGCTTGCGGATTCTAGCCGGTCACGTTATCCTCTCTCCGCACAAGGGCTTATGGCAAACGCTGTAAGCCCTTTGTTTATCGGGACATAACTAGGCCATATTGGACTCTGATTCTAGCAGGACTTATATAAATCGAGACAGATTTAAGCAATTTGTGGTTGCGTTCTGGCCTGAATCGGGCATATGGTCATGTTCTCTGGCGTTCGTGACCAATTATAAGTTTTGATTTACGCTCGACTTGTATAAAATATGGTCACGAACGTAAAGTTACTGTCAACTCTATGTCAGATAGAAAACGGATACGGTCCGGTTATAACGAATAATCCGGTTTG